GTACGGCAGAGTCGAACACCACCAGGTCAAGAGGATCTGGCAGGATGTCGCACTTCGCGGCCTTCCAGTAGAGGGTCCAGTAGATCCCATCCACATCCTCTTGTAGGATGTCAAAAACGTCCTGTGTCGGCTTGCCTTGGTCGATCCGGTACTTGTCATAGACCTTCTGTGTGATGCCCTTGTTCGTCCTTCCACCACGATCAGAAGGGTCATCCACTGCACCACCTTCCCACTTGGCAACGAAGCGCATGGCACGTTTGAATTCGTCGTTCATTTATGACCTTTCAGGAACGCATCCCACAGGTTGATGGCAATCCAACCCACGGTAACAACAACGCCCCACTCAATCAGTTTGGTGATGGCTTTATCTTTCACACCGTCCCACCAGATGCCGAGTTGCCTACGGTGGTCATGGTCATAGAAATGTCCGTGGAAATCCGGTCTCCCATCATGGGTTTTCAAGAATGCTTTCTCGATGTCTTCTTGTTTATCCATGTACGAAGAGATGGATTCGATCAGGTTGTCTATCCGAGCATTGACATGATCGAACTTGGTATCCATCTTTGCTGTGTGCCTGTCCAGTGTCTCTTGGACATGGTTCATCACCGCAATGATTACCCCCTCAGGGGCGCGACGATCCTCCCCGTTCCACTCGGTCATTTCTGATCCAGCGGAATAGACGTTAGAAAGCGCAACACGATCACTGCAATGCCGACTCCTGTACCCACCATGCCGATGTACTCAGGAGGCAGGAAAGGCACAAGCATCTGAGCGATGGATGCAATGGTCAGGAGTAGTCCGAAGAGGACGGTTTTGGATTTGAGGTAGTTCATTATTTGGACTCCAGAATGGCAAGGCGGGCGGTGAGTTCTTCAATCTTCTGAATGGCTCGTTGCAAAGC